CGCGTGGTCGTCGCCGGTGCGATCTATGCGACTGAGATAGTCGAACTGGTCACCGAGGGACGTAACCGCCCGATACCCTACGATCCGCGCCTGCCGGTGCATCGGTGCCGGGATCTGGGCTGGGCGGACAGCATGAGCGTCATCATGGTGCAGAAGCCGCACCCGTCGGCGCTGAACGTCATCAACTACATCGAGGACAACCGGCTCACCTATGCCGCCATGCTCTCGGCGATGGACCGGCTCGGCTACAAGTGGGGCACCGACTGGCTGCCGCACGATGCGGAGCAGCACCATCCGACCAGCGGGAGCAGCGCCAAGAAGGTGCTGCAGGGGCTGGGCTGCAAAGTGCAGATCATCCCGCGGTCTGATCCAGAGGCGCGCATCCGGGCGGCGCGGATGATGTTTCCGCGCAGCTACATCGACAACTCGAAATTCGACACGCCGCCGGAGCGGCCCGAACGCCTGCTGGGAGCCGGCAACCTGCTCGACCGGCTGCGGCGCTATAAGCGGAACGTGCCGAAGACCACGCTGGAGCCGACCGGGCCGACGCACGATGCGGCATCGCATGCGGCGGATGCCTGGGGCGGGCTGGCGGAGATCGTTGAGCGCATCAGGAACGAGGGCGAGCGGCCGAAGCCGACGGTCAGGCCGTTCGAGAACGCGGACCCAAGTATGGGGCTGTTAGGATAGTTGCGCGTCATTTTGGCGCAGGGTTGCCGGCATCGGTGCCGGGTGTGCTTCGTGGAACCGGGCCAGCGTTTCGAGCCACTCGGCAATCGGGTCCGGTATCCGGTATTGGCCGGTGGCGAATCGCCTAACCTGCCGTTCATTAATGTCGAGCAGGGCCGCAACGCCCCGCTGCGACCAATCCAGGAGTTGCAGGCACTCTCGAAAGCGGTCCGGGGTCACCCGCCCCATCCTTTCCAGCGGGCAATTGTCGATGCGATCGTGATGATGCCGCCGATCAGACCGATGATTGCCAGCCAAGGCGCGAGCAGACGGTCGCGTCCGAGCTTTTTTTCTTCAGCCCGCAGTTTGTCCGCCTCGGCAGCCAGCTTGAACGCCTCGTTGACGAATTTCCGCGTTTCGGCCTGCTGGCGCTCAATGCGGGAGATCAGTTCATCAATCGTCAGCCGGTCGGTGGAAGCGTCACTCATCTGGGTAATCCCTCGATCTGGCAGGGGCCGATCCCCTTGCCGATGTCAGAGACACTAGCCTCAGATCGCGGACAATTCAAATCACATATGGAACAACCTGGATGCCAGCCGTTCGATGAGCGACAGTCTCTCCGACCTGCCCGACGACGTCGCGGCGGCAATCCAGCCGCACCTGCCGGCGCCGCCCACGGTCCTGGCCGCCATCGGTGTGCAGATCGCGCAGAAGCGCGAGGAGGCCAAGGGCGCGCGGGCGATGTCCGGCATCGAGGCGACGTGGAAGGACTGCGAGGAGGCCTATCTCGGCATCGACGACGCCAACCGCAGCGAGTTCGACGGCGCGCGCTGGGCCAAGCCGATGAGCATGGACGGTCCGGTCACCACCGGGCGCAAGTCAAAGCAGACCGATTACCGCTCGACCGTCTACCTGCGGCTGACCTCGCGCTACGTCGATGCCGGCGTTGCCAAGCTCGGCGAGATCCTGCTGCCGGCCGACGACAAGGCGTTTTCGTTCTCCGAGATGCCGGTGCCGGAGCTGCTGGCGGCGAAGGATGACGACAGCCAGGTCGTGCATAGCGGTCTCGGCATGCCGCTGACCCGCCCGCCAGGGAAGGGCGAGGCGGCTCCTCCAGCACCCGCGGCCGCCGCGCCGCCGGCTCCTGGCGCTCCCCCATCGCTCGCCCAGAGCGCCGTTCCGCCGTCGCTCGCACAGAGCGCCCTTCAGGCGACGGCTCCTGGCGCGTCCCCTGCGCCGGTTGATGCCGCGGCCGCACCGGCGGTCCCTGCTCCCGCGGGGCCGCCGCGCGTGCCGCTGACGGTCAAGGACTTCGCGATCGAGAAGATCGAGATGGCGCGAAAGCGGGCCCAGGCCGCCGACACGCATCTACGACTGGATGACCGAGACGCAGTATCGCGCCGAAATCCGCAAGGTCATCGCGGACGCGGCCCGCATCGGCGTCGGCGTGCTGAAGGCGCCCACGCCGAGGGCAAAGCGGGTCATGGCGGTGACCGAAGCCAAGGGCGGCGGCGTCGACCTCCAGATCAAGGAGAAGATCATCCCGGCCGCGCTCTGGGTCGGTCGATCCGTGGAACATCTTTCCGGACCCGGCGTGCGGCGAGAACATCCACGACGGCGATTTCGTGTTTGAGCGGGATTATATGTCGGCGCGACAGGTGCGCGGCCTGAAGAAGCTGCCCGGCTACATCGCGGACCAGATCGACAAGGTGCTCGAGGAAGGGCCGGACAAGGCAAATGTGGAGGGCGAGGGTCGCGGTGCCGGTGCCGCGAAGAACAAGGGGCGGTTCACGGTCTGGTATTTCTACGGCGAACTGACCCGCGACGAAATGCAGGCGATCGACCAGGCGGCGGGCAAGCCACACTCGGACGACGACAGCCCCGACGAGGCGCATTGCATCGTCACGCTGATCAATGATTCAGTCGTGAAGTCCGCGATAAATCCACTCGACTCCGGATCGTTCCCGTATCACTCGCTGCCGTGGCAACGCCGGGCTGAGCACTGGGCGGGCGTCGGGGTCGCCGAGCAGATGCGGACACCGCAGAAGGTCACCAACGCCGCGCTGCGGGCGCTGCTGAACAACGCGGGCAAGTCGGCGGGGTCGCAGTTTGTCATCCTGGAAGGCGGCAAGGCGCAGATCGAGCAGACCAAGGTGCACGGCGAACTGACCTTGAAGGCGCACGGGCTACAAATGCAACACGAGCAGGCGCTGATGGACTACGCCAACCGCATGAAGATCAGCCTCGATCAGGCCAAGGCGCAACTCGCTAAGACCGCCATGCAGCTACAGACCGAGCGTGACCTGAACGCTGCGAACAACGCGCATGAGATGCGCAAGCACCGCACTCCGCAAGCGCCCAAGCCGCCGGTCCAGGTGCCGGGACGAGCCGCGCGCGGGCACGCGTTCGATCAGTCAACGGTGCAGTAGGATGCGAGTTGTTCGCGCGCCTGCGGCAGATCAAGCGCCAGGTTCAGCAGCCGCCATGCGGGTTCCGGCACGTCGCGCTCGCCCGCGATCCATCGCTGCACGGTGCGCACATCGACGCCGAGCAGTGCCGCCAGTCGCCCGGTGGTCAGGCCGAGGGCAGTGCGGATGGCGGGAAGATCGCGGGTCACAGGAACAGCTTCGCGAACGCGAAGGCCGCAGCGAACAAGGCCGCGCCCGTTCCAACGCCACCGACCACCAGCTTCCAGGGCTCGGTCTTGGCCTGCGACAGCTTCAGCAATGTGTCGGCCTGGAGGATCAACACCTTCCATGCCTTCTCGATGGCGTCCTGTTGGGCCTGCTCGGGCGTGGTGGCGCTCATCGGTTGGGCTCCGGCTTTGGTCCGGCATGATCGCCGCGACACCCGTTATATACGACCAATGGTCGCTATTTCCCAAGGTGATTTGTGGAGCCGTTCGACCTTACCGAGCACGACAAGGCTTCGGGCCTGTGGCTGCGGCTTCGCGCCCACCTTCAGGACCGGCTTGCCGCCGCGCGCGAGCGCAACGACCGGGTGCAGCCGGAAGCCGACACCGCAGCGATCCGCGGCGAGATCAAAACGCTGAAGGTGCTTATCGCCCTCGGCGATGACCGGCCGATGACCGGAGACTAGCGGCCACCGCAAGGCGCCCGCGTAACGGAGCAATACCACCCATGGCTGAAAAGGAAACCACCGCGCCGGATCAGGCCGCGAAGCGGACTGATGTGCCGGAAGGCGTCAGCCGCACTCAACCCTCCGACACGACAGCGGCTGACGACGCCCGCGAGAATGCCGAGTTCGGGGCAGGTTTCGAGGGCGACCGAGCACGCGAGGGAGGGGACAAAGCCAAGCCTGCGGACAAACCGGACAAGCCAGACCTCGCGGCAACCCCACGAGAGAAGGTTGTGGAACCAAGTGCTGGTGTAAGTAGTATCAAGTAAAGGAGAATACTGATGCTTGATACAATCGGGAGATACCTGCAGGGCATCTCGAACGTTATGGATGCTTATCCGCTCAGTCGTGTTCTCAGTGCCCTCGGCGACCGCTATTCGTCGCAGGCGCTGACCTCGGCGGGGCTGGTGATCAACGCGGGCGGTGCTGCGTTTCCCAAGATCGGGGGCGCGGACTTCTACGCCGTGGCGGGCGGGACGCTGGTGAAGGTGGCCGCTGGCACCGCGCTGCCGGCGCTGACCGGCATCGGCATCGCGGCGGGCGCTTTCAACGTCGCGGCCTATTACGTCGACAGCGCCGGCGTGCTGACCGTCCTGCCGGGCACGCCCGGCGCGACCCTGGGCGCGGTTCTGTTCCCGCAGCCGCCGGCGAAGAAGGCGCTGATCGGGTTCCTGATCATCACCTACGCCAGCCCGTTCGTCGGCGGCACCACGCCGCTCGACACCGCCACCACAGTCTACGTCAGCCCGCTGGGTGCAGTCGACCCGACCGTGCTGCTGTAAGGAGCATCAATACATGGCCAACACTACGGACTTTGAAGCCAGCTATACGCTGAATTTCGTCAACTGCGCCGCCGTCGCCGGAACCACCTCCACCTTCACCAGCACGGTGACAACGGCGGGCGTGATCAACGGCAAATTCGTCACCCCGCTGACCGCACAGACCAATGCCGCCAGCCCGACGACGGATGCCGGGACCGGCCTTGTGTTCAACGCGCTGGCACCCAACCAGGCCTGCGCGCTGGTGTTCGGCCAGACCGCCGCCGGCGCGCTGCAGCTCGTGCAGGGGCAGATCATCGCGACCTCGGTCGGCGTGACCACGACGCCGGGGGCGCTGATCTTCGACCCGCAGTTTCCGACGCTGCCGAACAACTTTCTGCCGCTGGCCTATACGATCGTCCGCACGGCACCCGCGGCGGCGGCGTGGACACCCGGCACCAGTTCGTGGACGGCGAGCGGGGTCGTTGCCTCCACCTTTCAGAACATCGCCGCGCTGCCGGCACGGCCGCAGGCATCCTGACAACGGGGCCGCCGCTCGCGCGGCCTCGCTTCCCCACGTTTGGAGTAGATTATGGCGCGACAGGAACTACACAGCGACACCCTGCCGAAGGTCGAGCAGATGCCGCCGATCGTCAATCCGGAGACGTATGACGGCGATGTCGTCATCGGCGAGAAGATCGGCGGCGCCGACTATCTCGACGAACTGGCGTTCATGGAGGAGCCGGTGACCATCCGGCTCGAGCCGTCCTCGGACAAGAACGCGGCGGGTGCGTTTCCGATCTGGGTGAACGGAAAGCCGGCCGAGGTCCATCAGAATGGCCGCTGGGATGAGATCGGCTACTTACCGGTGGGCCGCGTGCTGGTGGTCAGGCGCAAGGTGCTCGAGATCATCATCCGGGCGAAGATCGACACCGTTCATACCCAGATCCAGGAAATGGACAGCGAGCGGCCGAATAACGTGGTGCAGCGGTTTACCTCGCCGGTGCATTCGTTCTCGATCATCGAGGACCGCAATCCACGCGGCGCCGCTTGGGTTGCCGAGTTGAGGCGCAGGAATCTCTAGCGCAGCGTCAGCTGGGCGATGTAGCCGGAGCGGCTCTCACCCGCGGCACGGGCCAGCGCATCGAGACGCTTCAGCACGCGGCGCGGCAGGGTGATGTTCACCCGCTCGACCGTGTCATCGACAAGTGCGGCATCGACGGTGATGACGCCGAACGTCCACCCCGCGTAATCAGGGTTTTGGCGCCAGGCGTCCAGACTGGACGGCACAGGGATGGCTTCGCCCGAGTCAAGCGCGGCGTCCATCCAGGCAGCGGCGGCTTCCTCGGCTCCAAGAACAGCTTCGTCCAGGGTATCTCCGGCGGAAAAGCAACCGGGCAGGTCCGGCACGATGACGCCGAACGCCGTGGCCTCGGTGCCAGGTTCAATCACGATTGGATAGCGCATGTCGTCTATGCCTCCTTCATGCCGGCTTGTTTGCGGACCGCCGCCACCAGCCCGGCGCCAAGGTCCTTTTTCGGGTGCGGCACCACGATGTGGCCGGAGCGAGCGGGATGTTTGAACACGTGATGCGAGCCGCGCACGCGGTCCAAGACCCATCCAGCAGCCTTCAGTTCCCGGATCAGATCCGCGCTTTTCATGATGCGCATTATACACACTTGCCCACAAGTGTCAACGATACACACCGGATCAGCGCATGAACTTCCTCCAACTCTGCCAGCGGACCGCGACTGAATGCGGCGTTGCGTCGGGCAGCGCCATCGCCACGGCCTTGCCGACCGTGGCGGGTGCCACCGGCAGCCTCGGGCGTGTCGTCGGATGGGTCAACGACGGCTGGACCGATATCCAGATGGATCACGAGGATTGGGACTTCATGCGCTCCTCGGTGCTCCTCGGCAGCGGCGCGTCGTTCCCGACGATCGCCGGACAGGCCAGCTATCCGCTCGGCACAACGGCCGGCACGGTCGGGATTGGTCCGGACCTGTTCGGCAAGTGGGACCGCGAGACACTGCGCTGCTTTTCGACCGCGGGCGGGTTCCAGGGTGAGGGGTATCTGGACGAAGTTCCGTTCGACGTCTGGCGGGACGAGTACATGCTCGGTGCGGAGCGATCGGTCCAGTCGCGGCCCATGGTGTTCGCGGTCGGGCCGGATGAGTCGGTCTGCCTCGGGCCGCCGCCGAACGGGCTCTACACGGTCACGGCGGACTACTTCGTGGCACCCTCCGAGATGGTGCTCGACACTGACGTGCCGTTCGGCCTGCCGACGCGGTTCCACATGCTGATCGTCTACCGGGCGATGATGAAGTATGCCGGCTACGAAAGCGCACCCGAAGTCTACCAGCGCGGTTCTGAGGAAAACGCTGGCATGTATGCGCAATTGCTGGCGGCGCGCGCACCCAGGATGAACTTCGGCGGAGCGCTGGCGTAATGAGCGGCACAATCGCCCTGACCGGGCCATCGACGACGCCCGGAGCCACGGCGCTCGACGCGCCGACGGTCAATGCCGCGGTCAACGCTGCGCTCGCCACCAAGGCGCCGCTGGCCTCGCCGACGTTCTCCGGGACGCCCTCGATTGGCACCGGCGGCACCGCGCTGGTCGGCGCCTCACTGCAGGCGACAGGAACCTCCACGACGACGCAGCAGATCGAGGTGCAGAACCTCTCAGCCGCTACCACCGCAAGCAGCGACCTCATCGCCACCGCCAACGACGGTACCGACGCGACGCTTTATGTCGATGTCGGCATCAACAGCAGCGGCAATACCGATCCGACGTTCACGATCGCCGCCGCGCATGACGCCTACGCCTATTCGGTGGGCGGCAATCTGGCAATCGGCACCGCCTCGGCTGCGCAGACCATCCGCTTCTTTACCGGCGGCACACTGCTCGCGAATCAGCGTGGGTCGATCACCGACACCGGCATCAATGCCACCGCGATCGGCGCGACAACGGCAGCTGCCGCCAAGTTCACGACGGTTTCGGCGACTGGGCAGATAACATCCACGCTGGCCAGTGGCACGGCGCCGTTTGTGGTCGCATCCACGACCGTGGTCGCCAACCTCAACGCATCGACCCTCGGCGGGGCCACATTCGCCAACCCCGGCGCGATCGGCAGCACCCCGGGATCCGGCAATTTCACCACGCTCGGCGCGACCGGGCTGATCTCGCCAACCTCGACCGTCGGCATCAAAGGCACGGCGACCAACGATAGCGCCCCGGCCGGCAGCATCGGCGAGTTCATCACCGCAACAGTCGCTGCGGGATCGGCGGTGGCGCTGACCACCGCCACACCAGCCAATGTCACCTCGGTCAGCCTGACCGCGGGCGATTGGGATGTCTGGGGCACCGTCGCCTACACGCCAGCCGCCACGACCTCGATCACCACCATGCAGGGCGGCATCAATACGACCACGGCGGCGCTGCCGGCCGCGACCACCGGCGCCTATTTCGCCAACTTCATGGCCGCTTTCGTGCCCGGCGCGATCAATCCCAGCTACTCGACCGGCACGCTGCGGTTGTCGCTGGCCTCGACCACGACGGTCTATCTCGTCGCGCAAGCCGCCTTCACAGTGGCGGCGATGGGTGCGTTCGGCTTCATCGGCGCAAGGCGGGTGCGATGAACGCCATCCCCAAGCAAGCATGGACACCCGTCAAATATACCCAGACACCGCTCGGAGCCGGCACCAACGCGCAAGGCCAGGCGTTCCCGGGCGGGCTCGACCTCACCACGCCGTCGCTCCGCCTGCAGCCGGGATCACTGCGCGACAGCGTGAATTTCGAGGTGGCGCAGTTCGGCGGCTATACCCGGATCGACGGTTACGAGCGGGTGGACGGACAGGCATCGCGGCGGGGTTTTCGCCTGGTGCGGCATCCGGGGCCGATTCCGCGACGGCAGCGGCCGGGGATGTGGTGCCGCCTGGGACCGATGTGCCGGGGGTAGCGGCAGATGTGAACGCGCAGGCGGCGCTGGCGCCTGGCGAACAGAACACGGGGCTGGTCACCACCGAGACCAGCGGCAACGTGCAGTCGATCAGCGGCCTTGGCACGTCGACACCCGCCACAGCCTCGACCCCCGGCGCCGTGGCAAACCCTGAACTTGGCGGAGCGACCGGTTTCAGCCCAGGCGGGGCGGCGGAATCGGTGCCGATGCCGACCGGTCTTATTTCTGGCCTGACCAGCAACACGGTCAGCGGCGACGCTGCAAGTTCCGCCCTTGGGATTGCCGACACACCGGACACGAGCACGCT